TCATAATCACATTCCATTAGATAGTCATTTTGAGCTACAATGAAAGTTCTCTTCTTGGGTTCCAGAGCTGCGAAGTTGATACCACCAAAGCTATTTGATGGACGACCTGCAGATGTGCATAAGAAATAATCCGTATACATTTTGTTTTCACTAATGTGTTTCTCTACTTTGGATCCAAACAACTCAATGACTTGTGGATCAACCTTCACTCCAACTCTCTCAATTGAGTATAGAGCAAGTATAGCATTGTTATTGTACTCGATATAACTAGTAAGTTGATCATCCTTGAGAAGCGAGTAGAAAGTTTCAATCCTGACAGCTACGGCATCGCAATATTCTTTATGTTTTAATAGTGGTATTACTACATTAATATTTTCTATACTATAGTGTTTATTATACATGACATCCAAACAATTTATCCTGATGTCGGATAGATCTAGATCATTTCCTGTTAGATAATACCACATTAGACTTGCATCATATACTTGAGGAAATGGATACACGGATAGCAAATCCTTCTTGTTAGGTGTGATCATAGGAACATTCATGAGATCGTCTAGTGTTCCCGCTTCCAGATTATCCAGATGGTTGAATGTTCTGATCTCAGAAGGTTCGTTTGGTGGCTTCACGTACAAAACAGACAAGGAGTTCTCTTCATGTCGAGAATGTCTGGTAGGTGATGCAAATATAGGTATTACTATGTAGCAATCTTCTAATGTAACCATTTGTATGTATCCGTTAAGACTTGTTAGATTGTATTATCCCATGTATAAACTTACTAAAAAGTAACTCACCAGGCAACACTTTTTCTTGTTCGTTCACTCTAGGTGCAAAGAACCAAGAAATTATTCCATTGCCTCTGTATTGGAAAATCTCTATATCAGTGTTTGCCTTGATCGTTATTCCTCTTGATCCCAAAGTAAACATGGCATCGAGAACTCTCTCTAAATTTTCATTTGGTGTTCCTTGAAACGGAACTTCATATCTACCAAAACCCAATGCTGGAAATATTTCATTACTCGAAGGATCTTCAATATCTATCTGCTCTGAATTACTATCCAGTGGATTTGATGGTACCACTATAGTAGGTCCTTGAGCAAAACAATTATAAAAAATATTTACAAGAGAAGCAAATACTCTTGGTTGTTTAGGATCTAACATTTTTTTGATTTGAGATTTAGTCAGATCTGGAAAATTGTCTCTCAATGGATAGTTGAAAAGATCCAATGCTATCTTTGTTGTAAATTTTGCTCCAGTAGTAAACGGTTGTGTTGATTGTATCGGATTCAGCTGAGTTATTGCATTAGTAAATGAACTCCACCCCTTCAGTCCTATAAAATCAATACCTTTCTTATCTACAACCAAATCATCCTTAGATACATATGTTATGTTTGATAATGGATTGCCTGTCCTTGGGTTAAATTTTCGACCAGGACCCGTAAGTAAACTTGGGTGAGTTGCCATTCTCCCTGATAATGTGGTTGTCCATGTACCCGGTGTTATTGTGTGAGATTGTCCAAGTAGCTGTATGACCTGTCTATCCAACCACGTACTGGGAAGATAATCTAATCTAACCATCCCTCCAACCATATTGTATCCAATACCATACGTGTCAAATGATACCTCTATTGGTAATATTTTTATACCATCTTCATACTTTTCTAGTTCATTACTCTTTTGATTTCTATCAGCAGCACTTCCCACCCCTGTTCCTACATCATCGTTACCCTCATCCGATACGTTTACACCGGAATCATTAGATAATGAAGCGTTACTGGTTCCAACCTCTCTGGAAGTACTCTCTGGCTTTCCCATAACTTCTCTAAAATCTGCCGGTTTTGCAAACGTTGCTTCATATGCACCTTTGTCTGCATACCCCGTAGAGACTCCATCTATCTTGAGTGCTTGAGGGATACCTCCTGCAGTACTGGGTAGATATCGTATCGAAGCATTCTCAGGAAGTGTTATTTGGCTGTCATACCAATCATTAGTAGTTATTCTAGAATCCACAAGATCGCCCAGAGGAAATAAACCTCCTGCAGATCCACCCAATGCATTTATTACCTCATCAGCTATCAAGGAATCATTGGTAACCGTATAGTTCATTGATAAATTCTTTACAATACTATTGGGTGAGTGTGGATTAAATATAAACAGTTGATCAAAAGAACTCTTTTTCAATTTAGGAAATGATAAATCTTTCAAGTAGTATGTACCGCTAGGATAGTTTCCTAATTGAAAATCAGCATTATTTGAAGTGTACGAATCCAACTCATCTGTCAGCTTACCTAAAAATTCTGGAATCTTGGTTGATGTCCTATATAGAGTCGTTATGGTGTTTAAATTTATGAATATTTCACCTATTGGGATACCAATCTGTCCACTAAACATATCGCTCTCTAGAACCTGACTTCTTCCATCCCTTGACATTTTCGTCTTGTCTTCTTGTAGTTTACCCTGTGGTTCTTGTAGTAGATCTTTCACGGAATCATAATACTTAGTGTTGAAGAGGTGTTTATCCTTTGTTCGTTCTTGTGGTGGAATCGGAGTAGTGATGGTTCCTGCTGCGACTTTAATATACGCCTGAGTACCAGGGTTTGGTACCAAGATGCCATCATCGGTTATATCAGGGTTGTAATTTAGATCACGATATGCTGGATTTGAAGCCAATACGGTATTCAAAAGATTTACAGATCGTTCAGCAGTTGGTGTTCCGATCTTTGCTACATCCAATAGTTGCTTGAGTGCTCGTCGAATTGAGTTGTTCTGTGGATCCGTTTCTATGTTGTAATTCTTGGTATTTTCATAATCTTCTGAAACATACTCTTGTATGGTTGCATTGGAGCTGTTCCACTTTTGTGGAAACTCGATTGTTGGATCATAGCTCCATCTCCAAGACCCAATATTCAAGATCATATCAGGAGCTGCTCGTTGAGCATCGCTCATCTCTACTTTCTTCCAATAACAAGTTGGTAATTGTGCGTTTACAAAAAATCCATCATCCGTAGTGGACCACCAGTACATTTTGGGATCATAGAATATAGATTTTAGTTTCTGAGCTGCATTTAAGAGACGTCCCCTGTTGTCGATAAACCCATACCCATTATCATGGAGCATCTTTAGATCTTCAAAGTACTCTTCACTAGTGGTTGGCTCTAACTGAAATGTGCTGATATTAGTGGGTAGATTATTAAGATCTACGCGATTTCCGTTTGAATCCCACAGATAAAATTCACATGTTGGGAGAGATGGTGCAGTATTTGTGTCTCCACCAAGTACAGTTTCAAAATTCTTCTTCACCTTGAATCTTCCTACTGATGGGTCATCTGTTTGAGGTGCCTTACCTGACTGAGCTAACAGATTTTCACCTACAGTAACCTCCAAAAGAGCAGTCGCTCCTTCACCCAACCGTTCATCAAAAAAACCTATATCAAAACGATTTGGAATTCCTCCTATGTATTCATTACCCACGGTGTGGAGATATATACTGTTATTTGTATTCTCATCTATCCAAGCGTATTGTTGTTGTTGAGCATTAATGGATTGGTCCGAAAGAGCTAGATCAATGGTAAATGATAATCTAACCATTGGTATATCATATGGTCCAGGGAGCTGATCCAATAGTTTGAATGCACTGAGGTCCGTAGTGGCTTTTTCTGGCCATGGATAATCAATCTTGAAGTGACCACTCTTGCCACCTAGTCCCGGGATATACTCTCTCACTGCATACTCACCTCCACCCTGAAGTTCTCCGAGAATGTTACCACCGTCAACAAATTCTATATAAAGTGGTGTTCTTCCATCTCTTCCCATGAGACTCACTGTATTCGTTTTGGCTTTTAGATTGTCTGTTATTCCACTAGTTATCTTAATCTTTATGCCACCACTGGGTATTCTACTTTGTATTGTATCCCATACACTAGATTCTTCTCCTGGATCTATTTCTGCAAAATTAAATTCTGTTATTGGTGATGGTGGTGGCTCCGAGCCAATAATCATACCCCAATCCTCGGGATATATAATATGAAGTTTGTTAGTATCATCCGGTTGGTATGATGTTTGTTGATCATACAACCCATCAGTTACTTGAGTATATTCGTTTGTAGTTTTGAAAAGTGGACTATCTGTATTTCCCGTTCCGCTAATTTCACTCAAAATTTCTTCCATCACCTGAACGGTAATAAATGTGTTTGAAAAATCTAGAGACTTATGAGGATCTGTTGTATTGATATAAATTCCAGTTGTTGCAATAGACTCCTTGGTCTTTGGAGGTGTATTATCTTTTTCAAAAGGTACTACACCAGTAGGAGATTGTATTGTAGGACCAAAGTCTTCTATCACATATTTTTTTGCTTTGGAAGAGTTAAGAGAATCTATGTTTCCTACTTGATTTTTGTGATTACCTTTAATTGTTTGAAGAATTCTATCGTGGATTTTTTTCACAAAGAGATTACTTTCATTACTGGCTTGACCCTCTGATGGGTCTGTGGGTGATGATGAATCAAAAGATCTTTCTACTAAACCAACATTTCTTCCATATACGTTTATGCTACAATCAAATGAACCATCTGGTCTAAACTCAGCACTAAAATTTCCAACCGTACCTACGATCGTCAACAGATCGCCCCCGGATGTAGTCACAAAGCCCTTTTTACCATACAAGGCATCGAACATAGTATCTCCTCTACCCAGTCCCTTGACTGCAGATTCATCTATAATGATATCTGGATTGTATAGCAAACTGGTATCCCATCCAGCATCTATGACGACTGTAGCTCCATTTCTCAGAATGTATCTTGAATAAATGTTAGTGAAGTCATGAATATTATGTACAGAAAATCTCACCACAGCTTCATACTGAGACGCCAGAGTACCAGTGATGCTGCGTGAGTTAATGGTGACTGATGTCAAACCTGCTGGAGGTGAAAAGAATTCATTTGGATTCTTCTGAGACATTTTGGGATCAGGAAATATGCCTGTACTGTCGAGTTGTTGCTCGGTAGAATATATTAACTTTGAATCTAACGTATTCTCAACGTTATTACCTAGCATGTACACTTTAGGTTTTGTTATCTGTGTTACTTCCGTTATTGGTCGTTCGTAGATTCTTTCTCTTCCTTGTTCGTCTGTCTTTCTGACATATGACGTACCAGCCTGCTCTGCTTCAATTCTTTTGTCTTCTGATGGAAATTTGTTATCCGGATAATCAGTGGATAGATTGTCGTTGGAGTCGTCTTGTTGGACTACCTGAACAGCAGTCCATAAACGTGCCATTGGTACTCTTGAGGATAAATCCGCTGCACCTCCGTATCCATGTCCCTCTCCACCTAAGACTTCATTTATAGTTGGGTTGGGTATATCGCCCACATCAAAATTAAAACTAAGTGGTTGATTTGGAGGTGTGGTGCCTCCAGCTAAAACCTGTCGAGCATATAGTTTCATCTTGACGTCTTGGGGTAAATCAAAACCGTCTAGATTGGTATTACCTAAAAACTTTTTTGGATCACTCATTTATTATAGATCGGTTGCTCCTGCAGGATCAGGTGGTATCCTCAAGGATGTCCCTGCAGGTACATTCATAGTAACTAAATTGTTTGTTCTTGCTATGAACCACCAATATGATTGATCTCCATAGTACAGAAACGCTAATTGATCTAAACGGTCACCCTCTTGTGTCACAACAAAAACATCATTGTTTGATTCTTGGACCGGTGCGTATAGAGTGGTTCTGTAAGCATTCACTGTTCCGACTCTCTCTCCATACTCATTGTTTTGGTCTTTCTTTCTAATAATTGTATTGGCGTATCTCTTCATGTTATACTAAATTCCCTATATTCCCAGCCACTGTATTTATTGTATCTAAATCGATGTTAGGTATTTGTTCTAGTGCTTTTGATAATTGTCCATATTTTTCTTGTTTATAAGATAAATCCGTACCGGTTGATATACCATACCTCTTACTATCCATTTCTGGTACACCTTCTGAGATAACTGTATAGTTCATTGATATGTCAAAATATTTAGGTACTCTTGCACCTTCTCTATGTTCCCACACAGTATTCTCAGGAAATGATACGTTCAGAGAATTGAAAAATCCTAAAGTCCCAACAGTCTTTGAAGTACCATATAGTTCTCCAAGTCTCATGCGTACTAGAGGTGGTCTCATTCTTACTTTTCCAAATAGATCTCCATCTTCTCTATATTCAGGATATGCCATTCCAGATAATTTTTCTAGCTTGCCATACATACGATCGAGTTCACCTGCAGATAAAGCAAAGCATCTCAACGTAAAGTTTAAATTCCGTACCGTATTTTGATATATGTAAACGGGTTCGGAGCGTCCCAGATACTCTTCTGTGTTCCAATTGGGTGAATAATCATCCGTGATACCTCCTACTAAATACGCTCTCAATACTACAAATTTATTATCTCTGAGATCCTTAAAGTAAAAAGGCATTCCATGTTGTGGAGATTCCACTAATGAGTTTTTATTTTCAGTTATTGGCTCTAATGTGTGTTGATCAACACCAGGTTGTATATTTCCTGGATAATATGTGTTGGTCACCCACTGACCTATTTGACTATCATCATCTGTAGCTGTTCGAAACCTGCTAGCATACATTTCATCGCCTGGTCTGCTTGGTAGATCTGCTAGTGTTGGTTTACCTAATGCTGTATCTCCTTTGAGTAAAATTGATCTAGCATCATATGCTAATTGAAATCTAGAGGCTTGTGAGAATGTACTCGACATCAATACCGGTTGAGATATTGCTCCATTTGAAAGTGCATCAAAATAAATATATGATAAAGTTTTGGATTGAATATCCGTACTTCCAGGAGATGCTGCATTTTCTATATGGAGTTGATCTAACTGCGCTACATTTTGAGCCGTTTGATCGACATAGCTGATCACTCCAGAAGCCCTCATTTGACTCAAAGATGCTTGATCTACTATATTTGAGCCATTACCACCATATCGGACGAATTGCATACCATTGCGTCCATCCTCAGGATCTATATCATAAGGTGGTCTACCATACTTCAATCGTGCAGGTCCGTATCCATATTCAGGCTGTCCTAACTGGTTTAGTCCTGATACTGGCATCTTGGCTAATTGTGAATATACAGTTCCAGCTTCCAATCTACCATAATTTTGTTGAAAAGTGTTATTTTCTGCATAAACCAAAAAGCCTTCACTATTGGAGATGTTTCTAACTCCCAACATACCAACTAATCTATCTTCCACTTCTTGACCAGGTCTCAGTGGTGGTCCCAATGGTGACGGTATTCCAGCTTTATCTCTTAGTAATTCTGTTAAAGTTTTTGGTCTTGCTGCAGCATATGGATATGATGGTATACCCACTGAAGGAAGCAAAGCTCCTATTCGAGGAAGAAACGGTAAACCTCCTAAATTTCCATTAACCGTTATGGGTGATCCTAAATTTAAATCAGGAAGAGCCTTAGCGTCAAGATATATAGCTTTACCCAACTTTCCAGTAAATCCTACAACATCTTTACCTATATCAAAACCAGCTTTGGCAGTATTGAATGCTCCACTAGCTAGCGGACTAGCAAATCTACCAGCCGATGAGGTTAAACCTGCTGCTCCTCTACCCAGAGCTCCTAAACCTCTGCTGACTCCAGAACCTATTGATCCTAATCCTGCACCAACGGGTCCTAATGCTCCACCAACAGCCCCTCCTACAGAGGATAAGATTTGACCAGACTTCATGGCTATTGCCTTCAAACTATTTTTTAGAGCTGTGAGGTCAATTGGCTCAGAACGCTGAATACCTCCAAATCCCGGTAAGTCTGGGAGATCTATCTGTCCCAGTCTGTTCCATCCCTTAGCAACAAAATCACCTACACTCTTGAGGTCGTCCATCACACTACCCTGGAATATAGCACTGCCTCCTGTACCCTGAAAACTACTCCTCAATCCCTGTGCTAGTGGATTAAGAAATGCTGAACCTATTTTAATTGCTCCTCTTCCAGCTGTAATTCCAGCTGAACCAATAAAAGCTGCTGTGGAACGACCTGCTGAGCCTATTCCGGATAAAAAATTTCTATTTGATGGATCTAATCTCCAATCTACCACCGGTCGAGATTGCCACGTTTGAGACAAATAGGATAGTACATCTCCTACCTTGTCACCAGCTCCTATACCAAAAGATCTACTCTTATCTCTTGTAAATGCTAAACCAGCACTCGTTGCTCTAAACGACCTCGTACCTATATCGACTGCTCCGGAGCTTATGGCAGACAATACATCACCACTGGTGTTGAATATACTACCTCCTATAGCAGCTCCAGTCTGACCTGCACTTCTAAATCTATCCCCTATGGAAGTAAAAACTGGTCCTAAACCATCTAAACTACCATCTAAGAAATTGACTGAATCTCGAAACTCAATTCGTGAGAGTTTAGTCTGAATATTTTTTATTTGTGTACCCAGTACACCTGTATATGGTGCTAAAAATGATCTTGTATTTGAAAAATCATAACTTCCTGGACCAACACTAAATGGATTATTTAAATCTATATTTAGAGTAGATGGTCCACCCGCACCACCTCCACTTATTGAAATGTCACCAGGAACAAAACTTCCCTTTTTTCTCTTGAGAGAGCCCGCGGTTGGTACCCTGAAGTTGAATCCACCTGGTAGGTTTAATGTAATATTCTCATGGTAAGTATCAAGAACTGAATCTTGATAGGACATATCTGTCTTGACGGCTTGAAGTACAGCAAGATTAGGTAACTCTCCTCCAGGTGATACTATACCCCCCGTAGGTAGAGCATTTGGTGTGATGGCTTGGAATGCTATTCCTCTATACTCATTTTCAAAAATAGGTCTGCCGTAAAAGGTTCCCGTTCTATCGACTTTCTTGGCATCAGCAGCAGTGGGAGTAGGTTGAAATTGAGTTTCAAACAATGTATCTTCATAGCGGTATTTTCCTGCGGTATTAAATATAATGTTTCCTAATCCTTGAGCCTTATCCAGAACTCCAAATAAATCATTAGCATTATCTACTGCAAAATTTTCTTCCTTTAGAGCACTATAGAATCTATACGATGCTTGAGTTACATTTGGCGTCTCGACTTTAGCCGCTAGACCAGAAATATTCTTAAAATTACCAAAACCATCCAAACCAAATTTGTTTAGACCATAATCCAATACATTTTCTGTTATAGGCGATCTAAAAACTGATGTGAGTGTTTGTAGCTTCTCTAAGAATCCATTCTTGAACTCTCCTTGTTGTGGTGTAGAACTAATCGTTAAATCTCCATATCCTAATCCAGTCTTGAGAGTTAGTAATTGAGTTCTTATAGAATTTGTTGGTTTTGTTGGTATATCTCCCAACCGATCTATCATATTGGTTGGAGGAACTGCGGTATAATTGTCACCAGCCTTTAAGGCTAACTGGGAGTCTTCAGAGTTGTTCATCTTTAAGGTAAAGCCTAATATAGGTGATGAAATAAAATCCACTGGAACGGTTGGTCTGTTTACTTGAGGTGTATCTCTAAATTTAGACTTATTGTACGTAGCCCTGTCAGGTACCGTAATATTACTAAATGCACTCTTTAGATTTTCTAAACCCATGTTATTCCCTCACCCTGATAGCTGTGTTGTATAGGGTACCACCTGGACCCATTGCTGAATTGATAGTGCTACCCATACTTTCCATGCTAGTTTTTACTGCTTGGTTAGAAGTTTTTGTCTCCGTAGTTAATGTTTTGAGTCCCTCAGCTATACTCGTAAGTGCTGCTAGAGTTTCTGCACTGGAGTTCCCACCAGACAGATCAGTTCCAAATAGTATAGAATCCCGATCGTTCAGTTGGACGGTACCGGTTGGACTTGAAATAAATGTTCCATCCTCTAATAAGGCTCCATCATTTGCTTTGGTGATTGTTCGATTTTCAGATATAGGTGTCACTCCCGATACGCTAGCCAGCTTAGATACTATAGACTCCACGTTTAGTGCTACTTGCTCAACCCTTTTGAATAATTCATCTCCCGAACCATCAAAGAATCCTCTCAGCTTCTCTCCTAATTTATTAAACGCTTCTGTTATTTGATTTATTGTTTGTTTCTTTCCCAAAAATGCATTCAAGTCATCTAAGAAATCTTTTACGGGTAGTGATAAATTTTTAGTAATGTTAGCCTTGATTGCATTGAAGCTACCCGTGAGTTTAGTTAGGGCTGTTATACCATCCTTACCCAGTAGATCGTTGAAACTTTTAATCTCATTGTTATTAAGTTTCAATCCCTTTTGGACCCTGGATATTTGGTCTGCAGTTAATCCGGTTGCAGTTGTTAATAATTCTTGTTTGTTGAGTGACATTTCTTGAATATTTGTTGTATTCTTTAACTGCTTGAATAACTCGGTCTGCAAGCCATTAAAATCTTTTGCATTACCCAAACGAGCTAGCTCGAATAGATTTATTTGTTTTCCAAACAAGAACTGAAGGTCTTGATTAGCAACAATTGTTCCTTCGATATCCAGGAGACCTTTTGCAAAAGTTGCTGTTTGTTCAATACCTAATCCAAACTGTCGAGCCTGAGCTGCTGCTTTCACCAAATTATCTAATGAGTCTGCAGTAAATCTAGCCACTAGTTCTGTATTCCCTGCTAAATCCTTTAATACTCGAGGAGCATTTGTTCCCGCAATAGCTGCTGTCTCGAAAGCTCCTTGAGCTAGATTCTTAGCTACTTCTTCAGTTACTCCCTGAGAAGTCATAAATGTAGCTACAAGTGCTCCGGCCTCATCTACAGATAGACCTAGTTGTCTCGAGAGAGGAAGTATAGTTTTTGTTAAGTCGTCAGCCTGTTCAAACGATATACCAAAGTTATCTGCGAGTTGAGCCGTTGACAGCACAACATCCTCCATAGCAAAACCAAACTGAATGGCTGTGTTTTCTGCTGCAAAGAGTCCATCTACTATTCGTCTATCTTCACCCAGAGCCCCAAACTGACCGGTTATTGCACTCATCCTATCAAAGAAATCAGTTGCAAAATCTTTTATGATACCAAACCCCGTCTTCAGTAAATTCAAAGGATTAATAAAACTCAACATACTCTTGAGTGCTCCTCCTATACTCTTACCGACATCCTTCATGACACCAAGGAATCTGTCTGCTACCGAGACCCTTTGCTGTTCCAGATCAAACGCTGCAAATGCATTTTCTAATGCTTCACTAGTCTTACCGGTCCTTGCTACTTCTTGATCATATTGCTTCTTTAGACTATTGACCTTCATTCCAGCAAAGATGCTATCCTTTTGTGTAATCTTAAACAGTTTTTCACCTATCTTAGATGCAGAGAACTGCATGTCGAGATGACCCTTTTGGACCTTACCATACTTAGCTTGGTTTGAAACATCTTGTTCAGTAATATTATTTATATCCTGAATGAAGCCTACTGTTTGTTTGAATTGAGTGTTTAGTTGATCCGGTAACTTTGCCATATCGGATAGAGCATCTGAAAGTTGCTTAGCTGCTCCTGCTGTCTTGTTGAGCTGTCTTTCTAGCTTATTTACTTCAGCAGTTGTTTTTGATATTTGTTCCGGTGATAGATTTTTTTCATTAGCCATAAAGGTTACCCCAGTTATGAATAAATATCTACCAAGTCAGTTATTTACGGGGAAACCGTGACATAGGTGTCACTGTTTTATTTTCCGCTTCTTGATCCTTTATAGCTTGTTTTTGAGAGTCTTTCAGATCAATTAACTCTTTAGTATAAAAGTTTCTTAGATATATTGGCATATCATACACATCACGAAATGTAAAGCCTTGACCGTGATGTATTAATGCAAATATGTTTTTGTGAAGGGTGGCTTTATCCTTGGGTTGAAGGCCAAAAAAACTCAACGGTAAGGGGAATGTCAACCCTAACCGTATCACCTCCTAATTCTATGTTTTGCGACAATTCAATATCCGGTGTGACTCTTAGGATTTCCTTCCTAAGTTCTAACGAGTCCTTGGATAGCATGTTATGGACAGCCTCAACGATAACTGGTTGTTCAGTATTACCGTTGACTGATGTTATAGTATGTCTTAGTCTTGTAGTGACTTCTGCAGACGTTCCTATCTTCTTTGAAGCCTCTATATCTCTATTGATAGCTTTATCAATGGCTCCTGTAGTTAGCTTGAACGTAACCTTGTGCTTACTAACTGGTAGTGTAAAATTAAATTGACCCTGAGAGTACTCGGCATCTTCTGGTAAAGTTGTGAATTTACACTTACTGAGATCAAAAGTATAATCGACCATTTGACCCGTGGATGGATCTTGAATCCGTGCTGTATACTCCGATCCATATGCTAGTATTCTAGCTGCTACCATCAAGGCATTCTTATCACCTAATATTAACTCATCCACCTTAATGGACTTGTCTATGATTAAGCTTCCAAGTAGATGATCTATTACTACACCCTTTTGGATAAGATTGGTTGACGTGAGGATATCTTCTTCCTTAGCGGTCATGTATTTTAATTCTACTTTACCTGAAGCGAGAGCGCTATCTTTGGGATATACGTCTCCATTGCTAGGGATATCTACTATCTCTGTAGGGAATGGTTGTTCTGCCATAGTGGTCCTCCTTAGACCTGTACGGCTCTACGATACCACCCGTACCAAAACCTTTCTTGTTCTGGTCGATTGAAGACAATCTTGGCGAATCGTAAAACTCTGTAACTTCGTATCCTTTCTGCGGATACCTTTTCGGATGCTGATATGGTCATTGGACCTATTTGTCCATCAACCTTCAGTTTATTTTCTTTGCGCTTAGCATTACAAGCCTGCTGTAACACTTTGACTGCACCAGACTTACCAAAATTCACACACATATCAAAGTATATCTGACGTATCTGTGGAGGTAGGTCTTGTGCTTTACTGGGCTTCCAGTAGTCTTCGAAGTAGATATTCTTTGCTTCATCTCTCGTGAGATTCTTTATATCTACATTTGGATAGAACCTCTTGGCAATCCCAAAGTTGGTCTCACCTCCTAAATCAGAGGGATCGTCAACGTACCCACCTTCATGGTTTAGTACGTGTTCTATTATATCATTAAAATTTGTGGCTTTATCCACTATTTAAATACCTTTAGAATTGTAATATTGCGTAATCGTATCTAAGAGTCAATGTTATGTCTATTGGAGCAGATGAACCAAAATCCATTTCACCAAAATTAGCTTGTTGAATGTAAGCACCCTTGAGTGTCCACTCTTCAACCTTATCACCTACCGGTCCTAATACATTAAACGTAATATCTTTTTTGTAAAAATCAGCATAACCATCACGACCAGTTACGGACTCATGAGATAATCTAATCCATTCCATTGTAGCTTGAGCTGCTGAAGGTACTATTGGATCATACATTGTTATCTGTAGTGTTTCCCACGCACCCTTACCCTTGACGTATTGTGTGACGTTCATGTGAGGTAGTGGAACATCTTCAAATGTAATTTGAGGACGTGCTGCTTGTCTTATCATATATGCTGGAATGCCGTCGATGATCATGATGAACCTATTTTGTAATTTAGGTTCAAATGGTGTGAACATTATCTCGTTGGCTGAAACTAGCTCTGGCATGTTTTTCTCCTAAGGATTCTTTTCACCTATAAATATCGTTTAGTTTGAAAAAATCCTCGTATCAGTTACTATTCTGGGAAAGTAGCCCCTGTAGGCTGTACTGTAAAGTCCAAAATAATAAATTCTGCTGTTCGTGTTGGTTGTAAAAATATCTGTCCATACAAAATATTTCTGTCTATGACATCTGGAGTGTTGTTGGATTCATCCATTACTACTCTAAAGGCTGATAGACCTGAATTAGATTGTACCTGTTCCATAAAAGGATTCACAATGTTGAGGAATCTACTTCTAGTAGCTGAAGTATTCTGTTCAAATAGTAAGAATCTAGAAGTACTTGCTATGAATTTCTTCACTCTAATGAGAAGTCTTCTTACATTGATACGATCTAATGCTGAAGCTTTCTTCTGTAATGTTTTCTGTCCAAATACTGTTACTCCCTGTCCTGGGAATGTTGCTATTGGATTCACGTTACTATCATAGAGTGTATCTCTAACGCTGTGTGTTAATTTTCTTTCTGCTTGTATCGCAACATCAATACCACCTCTATTTAGACCTGCTGGTGCAAACCATGGGTGAGCTACTCTATCATTGAAAGCGTATACTCCACCCATCACTACTGATGGTGGTACGAATACATTTGTTCCCAATGTAGGTTCTGCTATTTGAATCCAAGGCCAGTACATTGCTGCATAGCTAGAGTCTCTAGTCTCCGCTTCCGTAGTTACAGTTCCCACTGCACTATCAAAGAATACTGGATCTGCTACTACAAAACAATCACCTCTATTTTCTGCCATGTCAATGGCCTTAGTGAGAAGTTTTGATCCACCAGTTCCTGCATCAATGACTCCAGGCAGTAATACAAGATTAATATCATACTCATCTTGATTACCTAGTAGATTGATTGCATCTTCATATGCGGTCTGACCTTCTGCTGCAGAGTTTAAATTGAAACCCTGTGAATTTGAATCAGATATCTTTTCGTAAAATGCATATCCACCTGCTGGGTCAACAGTTCCTGCAGTATCACCTAAAGCGTTGAAACCTGCTGCTCCTGAAGAACCTCCAAAGAATGATCCACTCGATAGAATAGGTATGGACCCTGAATTGGTCAACCTTATGTTACCATTGTCATCAAGATAGTTTGGAGTCTGCTTGAGAACTTCGACCCTAACGTACTTTGATTTATTTGGATAAGAACCACTAGCTTGAATGTATGGATCGGTTGTTCCACTACCCTTGAGTGTAAAACTTTGATCTCCAACTACTTTAGCTATGTAGTTTGATTGGAATGGATCTAAACTGACGTTTGTAAATGACTCCAACGCTGACTTGCGTTTCTCTGAATCATTACCAGCTCTGATTGCTATACTAAAGGTACCTTTCTTTGGGTTCCTTGCTGTTACTTCATATCTTAAATTGTCTTTTGAACCACTGACTAATACTTTGTTCGTACTCAGAACTCCACCAACTGAGCCTGATAAATGGTGGGGCTCGGCTCCGTTGAAGCGTACGATATTATTATTTTGCTCTGCTCCATGAGCCAGCGTATGTAGTATAATGGATGAAGATGCTTCCAGAAATGGTTCTATCTGTCCATCCGCGGCCGCTCCTGTTGCTCCGTTACCGTCGGTGTTGGCCATGTTTGGATGTTGATAATCTTCGTTAGGTACTAGAGATTTAGCAGTAGTGACTCCACCAGCTAACACTCTCACAACCGTAAGGGCAGTACCGTTCTTTAAATATTCTCTTGCAGTCAGAGATGTCAAATACGTCAATGGATCGCTTCCACTTATAAAGGAATCTCCAAAACGTTGTACATATTCACTGTAAGACCCAACGACTGTTGGGATGTTGGCCACACCTTTTACTGTGGGACCTATAAGGGCTGCACCAATGTCTCCAACGGCTGATGGTAAAAACGACTGATCAATCTCGTTGGTAAAAACACCGGGACTTACTACTTTTTCACTTGAGGGCATTTAACTTCTCCATAGAATTCTTTGGGTATAAGGGTATAGTGATATCAAATATAAGTAGGACTACTGGTATATAAACAGACAGTTTAATTTAACCGTCTTGACTTTTGTTCTGAGTGAAGATACCCGTTTCAGGGTTCAATACACCATCACCATACTTATCATTTATTTCTTTAATAAAATTTTGCTCAGCTTCGCGAACATTCTTGAGTTTTTTGTTTAACTCCTGTCGAGTGTCCAATAGTGTATCTAGCTGTTCATTTAATTGCATTTCCGCTACATGAACCTGACCATAACCCAACTGTACTGATAGATATTCATCTTGTAAAGATTTGACTCTCTCTAGCTCTTGTTTTGAAAATTTTACTTCCTGTGACATTTAAAACCTCTTGGTTATTTCATATATATATAGGTATGAATTACCAAACCATCTATTTGACTTGATAATCCGTAGCATCTCCCTCAAATCCAAACACAACTTTTCTCTGAGAGAATTCCTTTGATGCTTCTGCGGTTGTACCCAAGACGTTTCAAGTGAACTCTGGTATCACGTATGCTTTTACAGCCATACTAAATTCATTCTTGATGATACGTTCACCATTAGCTGTCATCTCGGTAGCATCTGTAATACCACCTTCCAAGCTAGATAAAAATTTATATTGTTCAGAGTCTCCAAAGTAAGTTTCTAAATGTTCTAGAAATACTTCCGTGACTACATTCATTTGCTCCATAAATGCTGTCATTATAACTATACTATAATTACATACAACAAAATCCGGCATGCCTGTTACTATAGTCTGTGTGATGGGAGCTGCTCCGGTTTGAATGGAAAACCTATCGTATCTGTTCTTTTTAGACCATTTGGATGACCTCTCTACCTTAATGAATTCACCCTTGATGTCATGATCAAAAGATAGTGGCATGTCTGGATTAAATGATACATCAGTCCTTCTCAACACCATCACGGGTAAAATTAAAGAATTATTTCTATCTCTCAAGACTCCATTACTTCTGAGAGATTTCCATCTTTCTTCATTACCATACAGTACCGGTACCTTTACATATTCTCCAGAATCTAACACTCTGGGTTTCATTATGTTTTTTACATGACTTATCACGCTAGTGTCTATATCTTTAAGAGTAACACTATGGCCTTTACCAAAATTATTTCCAGGATTACTGACTTTCTTTCATTACCAGTAGCATTTGTCTTGAATGACTTTTGACTGGCTCTATTTATAGTCTGTCTGTTGGTAGATTGTTTGTTAGTTATTGGTTTAATTGCCACTTTTGTTCCTCAACGCTCTGAGTTGCTGAGCCTTTGTCTTAACTGTTCCTATTTGAGTTTCAGACTTCACTGCATCTTTATCCAACTTTCCTATAGATATTGCTCTCTTGATATCAACTTCTACTGGTAGGTTCTGTTGGGATTGTATTGATTGGTTACCCACAGACAATTTACCAGCTATCATGTTGGCTAATTCAGACACATCTATATTATCTCTTGGAGGTTGTTCTCCATAAATATTTTCTACTGGCTCGTCTACAATTGGTCGTGAAACAGTTTTAGTTTTTCTATTACTGATTATTAATCTACTACTCAAAGGTAAAACTGCCATGCTATCTTGGTCTCTCTTCAATCTGTAAATTAGAAAGTCTTGAACGGTTAGCTATTACTTTTATCATATGCTTGAAAGCTTGATGACCTCCTATCAATTGAGGTTCTGTTACTGAGTTGATCTCCCAATAAAAATCATTCCAATCACACACATCTCCAACTTCAGGTGCAAAACCTGCCTCTGCTAGTGTGTTTCTATGGAAGTACAATTCCACGTTTGTGTCCAAATCAGGTCCCGCTTCCAGTTGTTGGAATACTGGCTCCTCCCAGGATATTAAACAGTTCACTCTGAATCCCGTTTGATAGTATTTAGTTCCAGCTTCACCGTATATGTTAGCTTTTGTATCATCCAAAGAAATCTTGTATATATCAACATACTGACCAAGTATATCATCAATGAGTTCTTCGTTGAGGGCATCAAATAGTTCAACTTCTTTTTGAGGTATAAAAAATGGAGAAAATGCTGCCATGATCTATCCTATAAATATTTCTAATGGACCTCTACTAAGTACAGTTTGATTAGCTTGGGCTACTTCAGCTTCTCTCTGAGCCTTTTCGGATAGAGATACACTATCTAAAAATTCTTTCAGTTCCGTTAGCATTTGGTCTTTTTCTTCTCTACCTTCAGCTTTGAGGGAATCACCATCTAAAGATACTTCACCTCCTGGTAGCGGTAAAGATGCATATTTACTTCGTATTATTCCTAATAACTCTTTTGATAGAGCCAGACAATACTTACGAATCCACTGCCGACCCGCTGAATTTATTTCTTTATATGGTAAAAACTTATAAGGTGCATTACTTGGATCTGATGTTGTGCCTTGTGTGAAAGAATTACTTGTGGATCTTACATCATCACGAACATAATATTCAAACCATACCTTATCACCGGTATCAGTGCTGGTTGGTCTTGGAAAAATTTTTAATTTATTATTGACTATATTGAATGAGTAAGCTGATTTTCTAATTTTATCGTTAGTTTCTATTGCCATAGCTCGTGCTATGTCATAACTAACTGGTCTCATAACATACTGAGCTGCAGGAGCTGCATTACCCATCCCAAACGAATCTAACATATTTCTCTGCTCAAATGACCCTGCAAATGGATCATAAAAGCGTGTTATAGCAGCTGGTCCTTGATTGTATACCATTTGAACTTCAAGTCTTTTATTACTCTCAGAGGCCTCTGCCCATGTCTGTAAATCATATTCTTGTTTGCCTGATATCAAGTCTACAGAACCACTCTTGAGATCTGTATCTCCACCAACACCAGCATATGTTCCATAAGCCTCACTGAGTACAATAGATGTTCCCAATCCTGGTGATACTGGCTCGTTGCTGCCTGTTTGAGAGTATGCGGAACCGCTTTGTTTATTGGAAGATCCATAATGATCCCATAACCAGTTCTTCATATTATAATTGTTAATGTGAAGAGAATATTCTGAAATGGCTTCTTCAAAGCATGCAAATATACTTCCACTGAATATTTCCAATTGCAATACCGGATGTCCTAGTCTTCTAGCTACCCACTTGGTAACAGTTAAGCTGTCATCTTGAAACGTTTGATCATTATCGTAGATTGAGTATGGTGTACTTCCACTAGCATTGTTGGTGGGGTCTTCGTATATGTAATTAAATTTGCTCATGATTGTTATCTATAAATATACTGTTGTAAACAAAAAAGGAGATATATTGACTATCCCTTTTTAGTGATTAATAGAAAAGGCCCCTGTCCTTAGCTTTAGCTAGCCACTCTATAGAATTCATAATGGACCTGGCTTCTTCTAATGTGTAGACCCCTTTGTCTTGTGCTATTCTGCAGCCTGCTATCAGTGTTTTTATATACCCATCCATCCGCACATCTTCTTCTTTATTTTTAACTGTGGAGTGACCTACAGTAACGTCTTTCCATTTGTGCTTGTTCAAAATTGGACCTACATCTCGTACACCAAATGAAAATCTATTATTTTTAGTATAGCAACAATGCCACAGCGGCTTGCTAAAGTCTCCGAGTACAAAATGATTTAAACTCCATCCCTTTGGCTCCCACTTAGTCACCATTTCTTCTGTTTTGGGATCTATGTATCTAAAGAATGAACTATCTTCATTGGTATTATATACTAAATACCATCTATCTCCAGGATTATCAGAGTTAGTGTGCCACCCCATGAACCCATCATGACCTTTGTATTTTTTATAATGCAATGGTCTATTGGATAAGCTCAAAGTGGTACTGTCATTTACTACATTTAGTACATTAACAACTTGAAGTAAAGTGTCTCGAACTGAAATAGTCGATTTGGTATTGCGGTCAATTGATTCAATTGAATTAAAATCATCAAATTGAAATACATTTGAGTCATCTTCGGGTGTATACTTGCTTTTTTTTTCTTTTATTGCTTTGTATGTATTATAACTACATCTCTCGATAGTACCAGATTGAAAATTAAGTGGTGTATTTTCCCACTTGGCTAGAAAATCACCGGTGAGATTGCCATCTAGAACCGGTTCGATAAAATCTGTATATAAATTATTCACCAAGCCAAGCATATTATGCTCAGGTAGGTAATTTTCATTTATTTTTGTTTGAGTAAACATATATAACCTCTATTAATTAATCTTATATAATAAAACAAAAAGGGTGAAATAAATCCACCCTTAAAGTTATGTTTAAACGGTTGACTGTTAATTACTAAACGGCACTTGTTGCAAATGTTCCATTTAATGCACCAGAACCAAGTTCAGATGCTTTGAATGAAAGTCTCCAAAATCCAGCTACTTCACAATAAAATGCTAATTCAGCACCTATATTGGTTTGGTTGTTGGTTGCAGTTGGTACAATTGTCAACGTATTGTGTGTTGCTGCAATTGTTATTATTGCTCCACCATGAGTCGCGACTGTCTGTGTGAAATCAGTACCAAAGATTCTACGACTTCCTGGTTGTGCATCACCAAAGTTAGTAACATCTGTATTTAGTGTTTGAGCTGCAAAGAAGTCTCCAGATTTTGTAGTCCAAGTACCAGCATTATTTCCACCATCATATTGACCAGTAAATCTGTATACTGTTAGTGAACCAACTTGAGCTTCCGGTAATACAATTGCATTAGTAGCATCACCTAACGCTGCTACTTGATGAAAAGTATTGTCTGCCATGGTAAAGCCACTATCTGCATTTGCATCCGTTTTAGTAGATAGTGAAAGCCCACTATAATCACCTGTTGCAAATCTAATGTAATTTGATTTTATCGCGTCACATGTTAGTGTTCCTGTGTAAGTATTATCATTATTCAATACAGCAGATGCGGCAACTCTATCCCGGTTATCAAGATTGTACTCCAACCCCTCAAAGCTTATTTTCTCTTTTATAGCCATTTTATTTCTCCAATTTAAGAGTGGGGGTCCGTTGGGACCCCCACCCAGCTAGTTTTCTTTGTTAAGGTTTACAGCTGATCTAATGAATCAACGTAGATCTTACCATAGAACTCAGGTCTAATCATCTTCTTAGCGTATCTAGTCATAATACCTTTTCTTGGTGTAAAATCACTTGGATCATACACTAATGGTGTCATGATTAACGGTACGTAAGGAGCATAAACAGCACCTGTTTCTAGGAAGTTACTACCACGATAACCCAACAGAATTGTATTCTCATCCATATAAGGATTCTTGTAAACAGTAAACCTGTTTGCAAGTGAACCTATCTGTTGAACGCCCATAGCGAACTGATTCTTAGTTCCATCAGTATCAGTCATGTAGCCTGGAATGGATTCAAGTACTGTCGCCACTTGAGGACCACAAACAACAAAGTTTGCACCACCACGTAGGGTCAATTTATGAATCTCATTAGAGACTTTTTGGATTTTAGCAACTAATGTCTGGAACCACTCAAAACGTGTACCATAAAAAGTTGTGTTAGTAAATCCACCAACACCATTGTAATCATTACCAGCTCTTAGTGACCAGTAATCAATGGTTTGGGCATCACTGATAAGCATGTCCATGACCTCTAGGTCAATTTCCATACTCACATACTCTGTTAACATTGATGTCAACTCAGCTTCTGCATCAACTGAATGATATGCATTTAAGTCTTGAGCCAACTCAGGTGTCCATACAGCTTTTAACTTACGAGTTTTCGCAACAATCGCTCTGGACTTCAACTCAATGTCTACTTGAGGTATGTCTAGTGAATTAGAAGTAGCGTCACCGATGCGATCTTCAAAATCACCTCTGCTAGCTTCTGTGTTTAGTTTTGGATATTGTATTTCTAAGCCACTACCTTCTCCAGTAACATCGCCTGCAACTGATGCAGATACAACAAATGTTACGGATCCAGCTTCGCCTTCATCACCACTAACCGATGTAAGTTCTGGAAAGAATCTATTAATACTCTTTGCAGGACCTATGTTTGCACCGTGTGGTCTTTCTGCTGATTGTCCACCTGAGATAAAGTTGGCAGCTCTAATAGCTAACTTGTCAATATCTGTTGAGGTTAAAGCTTCAACAACTTTGAAGATTTTACCTGCATTAACAGATGAAGATAATTCACTATTAAAGTTTACATCTTTCCAAGTAGCTAATGTAACAGCTGGCGCACCAATGACTTCTGAACCTGTAGCTAATGAATATCCATAGCTTCCAGCTCCATAAAGACCTGATCCTCCAACATTATCGTCTGCACCAAATGGAGCAGAACTACCTGAAGGTGAGAATTTACCTGTTTTACCTTGTAATGATGAACCTGCAGCATTACCAGCTCTTGTATTTCCATATTGGAAATCAAGGTAGAATACTAGTCCAGAAGGAAGGTTCATAGGCTGTACTGAAACAAATTCCTGTGCAGCTATTTCACCAAAAATCCTACGTACAAGTGGTAAAGCAACTCCGGACCATTCCTCGTCGCCATTGTAAGAACCCGCAACACCAGCATTAGGGCTAGTAGCTGAAGCTTCTTTGATGAGTTCACGAGCTTGGTTTTCTAGCAACTGTGCCATTCCACCCTTCTTGAAATCACCTTCAAGACCGTCTAGTAATCCAGTACGATCCCACTTCGATACAAGTTTTTCAGCTTCTTTCTTCTGTACCTTGTAATTTGAAGCACCCAAAAGGGCTTCGTTGATATAATTTGACATCTAAGTCTCCTTACTTAATATTAGCAAGTTTACGAAAACGATCAGCTACAACTTGTTCTTCAGTAATCACTTTACGTGATTGCTTAGAAGGTCTTGTAGATCCCGTCTTTGCACTTGCAGACTCGTTAATTTTGGGCTTGCGCTTTTTAGCAACAGGTTTAGCGGAATAGTTCTCACTTAATGTGCTGTAAACAAGTTTGATTTCTCTAGTTGTTTGTGCTCTATCAAATGTTTCTACTACTCTCATCTTCTGTTGGTTATCTAGTGCAAACTCCTTGAACAGTTTGTTAGTAAATAACAACTTAGCATTCAGGATATTTACTTCGTGGATCTTATCCTTGAGGTAGGTAATTGCTTCCTTATGCTCATCTAACTCAGCTTTGGTGCGACTCAGTTCCTCTTTCATGTCAACGACGTGATTTGAATCTGTGTGTCCCTCTACATTGTCTGGATATGCATCATCCTCTTCTTTAAGTTCTACTTCATAAACCTCTTCCTTAGACTCTTCTTCATCATCAGCTTCTTCCTCTTCAGAAAGATCCTGTATATGATCAGGGTCCTTATGACCTTCAACGTTGTCTGGATATGCGTCGTCTTCTTCATTGATCTCTAGCTCTAACTCTTTAATGATAGATTCTAGATCCAACTCATCAGACTCTTCACCTTCCATGTCCATGCCTTCGTTATCCGGATGCATTGCTTCGTCTTCCGGGTGCATTGCTTCGTCTTCGACTTCGTCTTCACCGTGCATTGCTTCTTTATGCATTCCTTCATCCTCGACTTCGTCTTCACCGTGCATTGCTTCTTTGTGCATGCCTTCGTCTTCGACTTCATCTTCCATTTCTTCTTTATGCATACCTTCATCTTCGACGTCATCTTCGACTTCTTCGTGCCATGTTTCGTTTTCCATTTCATCTTCATCAGAATCTTCTTCTTCAGAAAGTTTAGCGGATAACATAGACTTCAGTTGAGGTGTGAATGCTTCTTCTAAAGCCATTTTTGCATTACGTAATGCTGTTTCACGAACAGCTTTAGCATCTGCAATAGCTTCTTTTAAAAGATCACTCATAGTGTCTCTCCTAATATTATATATTATTTGGAAATATAGTTATTATGAACTATAATGGGATTTGTATATTTTTTAGACTCTGTAAGTGGGACAGAGTATTTGGTTACTTATATATAGTAGAAATTAATAAAAATTGATACTATTTTTTATTTCTACGTTTAGCAGCATTAATTTTTTTTCTCTTAGCTGCTGAGGGCTTTTCATAGAAAGCTCTATCACGTAATTCCATCATCAAACCACTATCCTTAACTTTATTTTTAAACCTAGATAGGGCATTGTCTATATTGTTTTTATGAACCAGTACTGTTAAGCCCGGGGGATCTTTTAGTATTCTTCGCTTCACGAATAACCTCTTTTAGTATGTTTTTAATTCTTCTTTTTAATACGGACTCTGTTAGTTTTCTAAGATACTTCTCCGCTAAATATCTCTCTTTACCATATTTTGCCTCTGACCATTTTTTTCTTAGTGTCTTAGGCATAGTATCATAGTTATCAGATAACTGATTGTTTACGAACCAAGCCACCCGTCTAGCATCTGCAATGACTAATCTTCTGTATCGATTTTCTTCAAGTGTCTTCATCCACGTACGTATTTCTTTAACTGTGACTCTTTTCATTTTTTATATCCGTCAAAGTTGGCACTAAAATGTAGTATTTGTTTAAGAATTGTCTTGAGTTTCATCTTCTTCTGTTAGTTGTGCTTCGCTCAAACACCCTCTTGATACTGCAGTGTGAGCATCCTCTATTAGTATAATTTCACTGATTTCTAGAGGGAAGGTCTCTGGGTCAAACTGTTCATTAAAAACTTCAATAAAACCTTTAACTAGAGAGGTACCTCCTCCAATTACTATTGGCACTGGCTTTGGAAAGTTTGGAACGTTTGCTGCTCCTTCAAACTGAGCCTTTAGATTAACCAATAGATAGTTAATTAATGCTCCATAATATGATCTCAAAGCGTGCATTACTGCAAATTCTTCTGTACTTTCACCATATATGTCCTGCATTACACCTTTAGTCAAATCTAATTGTGTAGAAGATTCTTTTATATTTGACACCTTAGCTACTGGTACACCAGTATCCATTGCCACGTTGTTATCTATCCAATCTCCACCTCTGGAAACTGCAAAGCTCAATGCCGTCATTCCTTGATACATAACGGCTATGTTACACATACCAGCACCCATTGAGATACTGACACCAGTGAGTTCGTTGTCGACTAACCCCTCATATCCAAGAGCTACTGCTTCTTCAACCTTGTGTGGTTTATATCCATAACTCTCTATAATTGTACTCAACACATCATCGTGATAAGAAACTTCACGCTCTACGTCTATGGGTTTAGATGGTATACAATATACACAAATCTCGTCTTTCTTTGACTTACCCAACAATTCACCTATAATGGCATTGAGGATTGTAAGACTATCCTTTTCTGTTGGATTCAATAAACCATCCTTCATAGGACGTCTCAGTGTTGCTGTACTAAATATTTGAGCATAATTGAAAGCATGTTTTCCTACAATGTGCACTTTACCAGCCTTCTCGACAAACGGTATACGTTGTCTCTTTAACATTCTCTTGGATTGTTCAGCATCGCCATCCACGGTTAAGAATGCATTACGCTGCTTCTTAATTGATTTTTCACGTGCTGAAATGTAAAACGATGTTCCGCAGTCTAAACCTACAGCCATATAACCTCCTAAATAGAACGTACAGAGACGTTCATTTTTATCATTTGTTCAATAACATCATCAATGTGTTTCATGGGAAGTTCTAATACTTCTTTACCGCCCTTCTTGGTTATGTTATATCCGTCTTTGCTAGAGGAGTTCCCTTTTGGTACGTTGAGTTTTTTCATAATAGCCAATACCTTTACTCGAGACTTTTTATCTCTGGGCATTTCTAACTTCATCATACGTCCTTCTGATATCACCTCTTTTACTAATTCTTTTAATTCTGCTCTTGATATCTTTATTTTTTGTTCACCGTTAGGTCTAGAAGCTTCTACTTGCAACTCAGCCTGTATGTGTTGTGCCTCAGTCTTGAATGGGGGTAAATCTTTGTCTGTGTATACTCTACCCGTTTCTATCTTGGTAATTAAATCTGCTAAGTTTTTCATTATTTATTCCTGAGTTGTTTTAGCTTGTCTTTTTGAGTTACAACCAATTTTTTTTCCACACTATCCATATCTACGTTAATGCTATCCGGTTTACCGACCATGACAGCACTCTTACTGTGAGTTTCCACCACACCTATTGGTTTGTGCTGTGGATCTTGAAGTATTGGTGGTTTGGTTTGGATAGCTCGAGTAGCCTGTGATGTTGTTCCTTGAGGAATAATACGACAAAGTACCCATATTGCAGCTACTATCTGCCAAATTGTTGCTGATATGACAATAAGAATCCATGCTAGTACTCCAAGCACTATGCCTGATCTATTGCCTTAGAAATTTTATCTCTGCGATTCTTTAGATATTCATCGGATGAATCTGTATCTCCATCATTATCGATGTCACCATCTTCCTTACCCACTGGATCCATTTCTTCTCTGATATCATAATATCTGTTCAGTATTCCACCCATATCCTCATACAGAGCGACTAATCTTTCAGATAGAGCTTTATGATCTTTTGCTGTGGACTTAAATTCTTTTACCATTCCAGTCATGGACTTCATGTTACGATTGACGCTAACCTTGTCAAACCAGTCATCGGTTTCCGTAACTATGTGTTGTTGTGCAGATTCTGCCATCTTGACCAATTGCTCCGCTATCTCCATAATATTATGCTCACCGTATAGTTTCTTCCAACAAGACCATACTCGGATACTTGCTTGCTAACAGCTCTACCGTCAATCCGTTCCTGATTTTCTTCAAAAACCTCAGACAATAGGGTTTTTAACTTTTTCATAATACTCTCCTGATGTTATTTACAGATCTAGGTCTGTTTTTTTAAAATCTTTTAAATTCTTGACTACTTTTGATAGATCCCCGATCTTACCAATAATAAATTCTTTTGATGCTACACCCAAATTTATCTTACCACTACGTTGTATATACAAAGGTAATACATCACTTTTATTGGAAGATTTAACCGTATAGAATCCACCCCATACATCGTTACCTATGAGTCCTTTTTTCATTGGCTTGTACTTGAGTACTTTAATTCCCGACATTTTCATGGCCTTGAGCAAAAAATCTTTTATTTCGTGTTCGTCTGCATTTATTCCCGAACGTCCTGGCATTACGTTTAATGCTTCTTGAACTGGTACTATATAAACACCTTTCATCATAGGTAATCCATAAGGATTTTGATTGGTTGAATGATTTTTATTCTTAGTATATAAGTTATACACTGTAGCTGGCTTACCATATAGCTTAGCCTTTACTTTTTCAACTTTATAAATCTTGGCGCCGGCTGTTTTTTTCATAGAATTTACTTTTTTTAAAGCATCTGCTTTAGAATACATTTTCATTCCACCTAATTCTTCTGGTGTTTCATCTAAAGATTCTTCTTCAACATTCATGCTATCTAAATGAGCTTGAATTCTTTTTGCTTGACCCGCATGCATCTTGGAGGCACCCTCAAGTTCTTTAACTATTTTCTTTAATTCTGGTATGTCCTCTTTTAGTATTTCTTCATTTACAGATTCTTTCTTAACTTGTCGGCGCATTAAATCTGCTATTTTCATTAAGGTTTCTTTATCCTTCTTAGTCAACATAGCCATTTGTCTCTCTTTAGCTAACTTTTCAAGCTTTTCAGCTTCCTTCTTCATATCAGACTTAGACATGACTTCTCTGACCATTTCTTTAATCTCGCTACGTGTAATTTTCATTGTTGCATTCTCCTTAACGTGCTCTGGCTTCCCTTTGTGTTTGGTGGAAGCAAAATCTTTTGCTGACTTTTTAGTCATGTTCTTAGCAACATTTTTGACGGAATTAGGAGCATTTTTCATATCACCTTTATTGTAAGAGTGCACCATACCCATAAAACGTTGTTGAGCCTTAGACTTAGCGGGCATTATAATCCTTTTGTAAAGTGGTTGATAATTTTACCGAATCCATTGTCCGTAATTCTTCTTTTAATCTATCTAACTGAGAAGGCTTAACTTCTACGACTCTAACCTTCTTTACAACTTTTTTATTGGGACTACTACCTAACATGATACGTTTGTAAGAGCTGGACACTAAGTTCCTCTCATGATATCATTGATAATTGTCTCTACCTTGTTCCATTTATTAATCCGTTTGGATTTATCAACGCCCTCATTCATAGGATACATAAACGCTCCATGAGTGGATGGGTTAGATACAAAATCAAATGCTATCAATTCAAAATCATCTTGAACTTCTACAGCATCATCTTCGTGAATTTCTTGTACAGATCCCAGACCTCTACTTGATATACCCAACTTGATTCCCGACTTGAATAATTCTTTTAAAATGTTACCACTTGGAGTACTCAAAACTTCAACGGTACCTACTAGATCATCATCTTTCCAGTGCATTTCCGTAATATTATGGGATGCATTTTGTAAATTAACTACTGAGCTATCCGGATGGTCTAACTCTCCGAGAGCTCTACGTTCTTTTATTTGGGTATCCGAGTACTGCTTAGCTTCCCTCATTAAAATATCTCTGGGGTATATTCTACCGTTTTGATTTTTAGCTCCTGCACGCTGTAAAATGCCTTGTACGATTAATTTTCCATTGTTCTTATCAATGGATTCGTTTATAGCTATGGGCGATACATCAAAATTGATAACATCTACTAATAATTGTTTGTTCATTATAAGCCTCCTCTATAAACAAAAGTAACTGCATTAGCGTCATCAAGGTCTCCATCGCGACGACTACCACTCCAAGCTACTGGATTAATATCTAATCTAATTGGTTCCGCATCCCCATGTACTGTTATTGCTGGCACGTAAGTTTCTCCACCACCCTCTACTCCTCCACTCAACGAACCTTCAGAACATGTAGTCTCGTATAAAAAGTTAAATGAACCACTAGTATTAACTATTACATGAGATGCTCTTTCAGCTATTTTGGTTACTGGTACAGCCTTGGCCTGACCAAATGATTTTACTGGCGTGGGTGTTGGATATGATTTTGTTGGATCATCTACGCTTTCGCCTCCTACTCCATAGTTTGCCATTATGTTCTCCTATTTAGCCCATATGGCACGTTTAATCCATATGTCTCTAAGTATTGATGCTACTTCCTTTCGGATCATGTCTCGCACCTGTTTTAAATCTTGGTTATCCAAATCTTCAGCTAATTTATATCCCGTAGCCTTTAGATATGGCTTTAATTTTTTCTTTTTATCCGACTTGCTTTTACTAAAAGCATATGGAGTGCTGTAGCCAGGAACATCAGCAGTAGTTGATATCTCTTCCAGTTCAGGTTGTAGATAGCCTCGTATGAGGTCTTTAACTTTTTCTTTTTGCGCCTCTGTCACGTCGTATCAGTTCCTTTTCTAATTCATAATATCGCATTACTTGTAAAACAGAACTATCAGCTACCAACTTACCCTCATTTGGTCCACAAAATTTATCTATACTATTTACAGCTTCTTGTAGCTTGATTTTTGTTATTTTGTGACCTACCTTTGAAATATGTTCGTTTAATGATTTTTTTAAATCACTAACACAACCGTTTATAAATTCTTTTAGTGAATTTGTATTCGATACGTTATTAATATATTCTTTGAGTAGGTGCTTTTGCTTACCATTGAGATATTGATATTTAGCATTGAATCTTTCTAACAATATCTTATATGTCAATACTCTAAGCTCGTCACTAGATTGTAGCTTTTTACCAACCGAGTCGTTTAAATTTACTTCAGGAGCTGATGTTATATTTTCAACTAAATTGAAATGAGTTTCTGTTTTTTCTTCAGGATTCAACTCATCGCCATATTCAAATAGTTTATAAGCTGATGCGTAACTTTTATAGTTAGGTATACTTGAAGATAAGAACTCTTGTAAATTGTAATTCTTCTGTATATCTTTAACTAACTGATACTTTTCCTTTCGGAGTTTACTTCGATTAAGTTGTTTGAATGAAGTGCTTACTTCATTGATAAAAAATTGAGCCTGCTTATCCGTCTTATATTTTTGATTAACTATCATGTTGTATAGTGTTCGTTCTTTACTAACTTCAGTCTTAGCGTTAAAATAGTTTTTGGTAATGGATAAAGCCGGACTCTTGGAAGTCTTGTTGAGCACATCCGCAGTAATTTGTCTGACCAGGAACTCAAAGAGTAATCCTGTGTTTTTTAGCTTATTGTGCTTGACTTTTTTAGATTTCATGTATAAGTCCCCAGTTGCTGTGTATACAGTATTTCATATATAAGTAGTAATCAAACATCGTTTTCATCCTCTAAAAGAATTTGTTCGTTCAGCAAACCCTGTGAACTAGTTGATGTTTTAAACTTTTCCTTCAACTGTTGCAGTAAGCCTTCAGACTTAACTGCTGTAGCACCTTTGCTCATAGCAAGAGG